TATTTATACTGTTTTAATATGTAATTAAGGCATATCATATGTGTGATTTTACAATCAAGTTAAATTCAACCAAAATCAAGAAAATCAACAATAATGCAATAAAAAGCCTTGAAGGGGTAGTGCGTGACATAGTAGAGGATGCAGACATCCCTGTTGATAGTGGTAACTTAAAAAATAATATTACCATAACAAGAAAAAATAATACTATCACAATAACACAAAACGCACCATATGCAGCTCGACAATATTTCCACCCAGAATATAACCATTCAAATGGTGAAGCCAATTGGTTTGAAGAATATATAAATGGGTCTAAAAATGATTTTCTTATTGAGAGTTTTTCAAAGAGATTTGACATATAGGGGGTTGTTGATATGTTAACGGAATACAATGTAAAGGACATGTTAAAGCAGTTAAATATAAATGGGGTAAAACATTATTATGTTGGTACATTAAAGCAAAAAGAAGACTATTCACTTGGTGTCTATAGTGATGGGTATTCTGATGAGAGGGTAGACATAAAGAAGAACACCATGTATGTAAGGTTGTTAGTGCATTGGAATGAGAGTCCAGGTCAGACCTTATTAAATTCAATAGAAATAAAGAAAAATATTGATAAATTATCGGAAGAAATAAGAAAAAAAAGAGAATATGAAATAGATGGCATAAAAATAACAAGACTAAAATGTGGCACTCCCATAGATGTAGATAAAGACGAGAATGACATATGTGAGAGGGTTCTACATTTAGAAATCGATTATATAAACGAGGTGTAAAAAAATGAAGTCAGTAAATTATGGTTATGATAACACATTGCTTTTTAATGACAAGAACATTGAGCAAATAACTTCATTGGACTTTGAAACCAACCTTGACTTACTTGAAGTATACTTTGCGGAGAACAAGGGCAAGAAATCCACATTTCCAAAAGGAAGGGATGTAAAGTTCCCATTTACTGCATTGAGATGTGTAGGAGAGGATGGAGAGAAGACAGTCCAAGATGAACTTGTAGACCTTGCTTTTTCATTGGATGAAAAAGAATTGGTAAAACCTGGTACAGTAAAATTCCCTAATGGAAAGCAAATTAGTGGAAATGTACTTTGGAACATTACCCAAATTGGTGCAGGAGCAACCGAAGAGGAAACATATCTTGAAGGTGAAGCAATTTTCCAAGGCGATTGGGTATATGAAGACCAAAAGAGTGAGTAATTAACGAATAGGGAGAGAAGAAATTATGAATAAGATAACAATACCACAATATAATACGAAACCAAAGAAGATAACAAAAGTAAATATTGAGGGGGATGAATATAATGTCAACTCCTCGGTATTGGTTGCGTATGATGCGACAAAGATTTTCAATAAATTGTCTTCATTAACAAATACATTAAATAATGAAGATGGAAAACAAATGGAAGTAATAGAGCAAATCTATACAAATTCATTCAAGCTTTTTGATATACTTCTTGGAGAGAAAAATAGCAAGAAATTGGTTGAAAAGATAGATGCAAGATATGACACAGAGACGGCAACAACTGCAATATTGCAATATGCTATGAGTCTATATTATATATCTAGTGGAGTAGACCAAAAAGGAATAGATTCCATTTTTTTTAATGGACAAGACGAGCAAACCAAAGAGGATTGATAGATACAATGTAGCCTGGTATGACTTGGTAGATGATTGGGATGTGATAGTTGTATCGATAGCCCAACAATACAACATCTTAATAGATGAAATGGAAGAGGATGATATGTATTTCAAGACTCTCTTAAGGTTAATAAGTGGATTAAAGCCAGATACCTCTCTTGGATATTTGGTTTCAATTCGTTCAGAGGAAGATTATGAGGTGAGGAAGAAGTTCACCCAAGACGAAAAAAAGATTTGGCTCGAATGGCAAAAAAGACTTCCTATTGAATATAAAAAGCAAAAATTACAAGACAAATTAAATAAAACTAATATGGGAGTAGGTTAAAACCTACTCCTTTTTTTGAATAGAGGTGAAAAAGAATGAGTCAAAATAGTAGCAACAATGTTGGAACAGTTACCATGAATTTGACCCTAAACACGAAGGGATTTAATAACTCTTTAACAAGCCTCCAAAACTCCGTTAGTACATTATCCGCGGGCTTTACAAAGGTTGGCAAGGTAATAGCGGCGGCATTTAGCATTAATATTCTTAAGCAATATGCATCGGAATGCATGAGTCTTTATGACATACAAGAGCAAGCGGAAGTCAAGCTTCAAACCATAATGAAGCAAAGGATGAATGCAACAAATGAGAATATTCAAGCTATCAAGGATTATGCAAGTGAATTGCAAGGGATAGGCATATTGGGTGATGAAGTTCTATTGTCAGGAGGTCAGCAACTTGCGTCTTTCTTAAATTCCCAAGAGAGTTTGAAGACCTTAATGAGTGCCATGGCAAACTTGACAGCTCAACAAAAAGGAGTTAATGCAACATATCAAGATGCAGTTACTTATGCGAACCAATTAGGCAAGGCGATGGCAAACAACTCATTGAGTTCATTAACCAAGACGGGTATTACAGTAAGCGACGAAGAGGAAGCAACCTTTGAAGCTTTAACCAATGAGGAAGAGAAGGCCGCATATCTTGCCAACATCATAACAAAGAATGTTGGCAATATGAATGAAGCACTTGCTAACACCCCAACAGGTAAAATCACACAAATGAACAACGCATGGGGAGATTTAAAAGAAACAATTGGAAGCATTGCGGAAAGTGTTTTGGCTTCTATAAGCACATATTTGACTATTATCATAAACAAAATAAATAGTTGTCTTCAAGCCTTTTCAAAGCTTGTTTCAATGATAACTGGAACAAGTGGGCTTACTGGTCAAATTACTAGTGGTTTAAGTGACGCAAGTGACGAAATCGCTAATAGTGCAACTAGTGCAGGGGATGCCGCTACAGCTATCACAAGAGCAGTCGCCAAATTTGATGAATTGAATAAGGTGACGGATACAAGCTCAAGCTCTTCTGGTAGTGGTGGGGTAGATACTTCAAGCATTTCATCAATAACAAGCGAAACAACAGATACAGAAAGTGCTTTGGATGCATTACAAGACAAAATTGACCAATTAAAGGCTTCTTGGGCTAGTGGTTGGAAAAGTGCCTTTAAAGCAGATACAAGCAAGCTATTGAACAATCTCAAACGAATACAAACAAGCTTGAAATCATTATTTGGAGATAGCGACATCCAAAATGCGTTGGATTCACTTATGAATAATATTGCGAGCGACTTGGGTAGTAAGATGGGAATGTGGGCAAGTATTGGCACAAGCATAGGCACATGGATAACAGGAGGCATTGCAAACTCCCTTGAAGAAAATAGCCCAAATATCAAAAATTGGTTTTTGAGTATGATAACCCAATGGAATAACCAAATTGATAAAGTGAAGGAATTTAGGGCAGCTGTTTCGGATTTGTTTACAGTATTTGAAGGAGATAATGCGACTAACTTATTAGGCAATATAATAAGCATATTTGGCAATGTATTTGGAACAATTACATTACTAGCCACGAACTTTGTAACAGACTTAGAAACTTTATTATTCCAACCATTTATTGATAATGTCGAAGGTATTAAAGAAGCTCTTGATGGTTATATTGGTGATTTTAATAATATTATAAGTGGCGTTAAGGATGTTGTTTTGAACTTATGCAATGACCTTCTTGCATTGTATGATGAGCATATTAGCCCATTAATTCAATCATTAACGGAGAGTCTTAGCCTATTTGTTCAAAGTGTTGTGGATGGGTATAACGAATACCTTCAACCAGTTCTTGAACATCTTAGCCAAAAGTCGGAAGACCTTGTTAAGAAATTAAATCCAATTATTGATAATTTAACGGAAATAATTGGCAATCTTTTCGATTGTGTAAAGATTGGATGGGATACATATTTAAGCCCTTTCATTGATTGGGTATTAGAGACAATTATGCCAACATTAAGCATATTAATTGATGTTCTTGGTGAAGTTGGTTTGTGGATGGGTGACAACCTATTTGATGCCATTAATGTTGGTTTAAGTGGTTTAAATGTATTGTCGCAAGTGCTTGAGGGACTTGTGCAAGTAACAGCGGATGTCTTTGATGCTTTTGTTTCCTTAAAAGATAGCATTGTTGACACATTTACATCAATACCAGATGCAATTAAATCCGCCATTAATGGTTGTATTTCTCTCGTTAATTCTATGATTGATAGTATTAACAAGATTTCTATTGATGTGCCATCCATAACAGGTGGAGAAGGCAAACATATTGGCTTTAATATTAATCATATTCCAGCACTTGCTGAAGGTGGTTATGTTGGCCCAAATAACCCTCAATTGGTACAAATTGGTGATAATTCAAGATATGGCGAAATTGTTGCAAATGATAAGCAATTGGAAAGCTTACAACAATCAATTATTAATGGCATTGGCGAATTATTAACAAACCAAGGAAGCCAACCTGTTTATTTAAGTGTAGAATTTGGAAACGAAGATATTACGGACTTGGTTTCTTCAAGCATAACAAAATATAACAACATAACTGGAAAAAGAATCCTATAAGGGAGGTGGGGTATAAATGTCTTTTACTAGAAAATTTCAATGGAATGGAGTGGATAAGAAATATCCCACTTCTTTCACATATACAAAATCAAAATTGCAAACCGACGACAGTGGCAGAAGTCCATTGACGGGCATAATGATAAAAAGCGAATTAGGAAAAACAAGAACAATTAAAATGACATGGGATAGATTAACAGAAGAGGAATGTATCGAATTAAGTGAAGTTTTTGATAGTGATGAAGGAACTTTGACTTTTGCAGATGCGTTACTTGGTAAAGATACAACCATGAGGGTATATACTGGAGACTTTACAGGTGACTACCTATATTCAACACAAGATGACGAATATAGGTATTCTTGTACCCTTGATTTTATTGAGATTGATTGTTTGAAATAAAGGGGGAATAATAATGTATTCATTAGCTTTTTCAAATGGGACAATAATAGATGATAGCAATGATGATATTTATTCAATTTCATTATCGCAAAAAACGGATAGTTCTAAGCTAACATTTGGAACAGTCTCATCTTGTTCCCTTTCTTTAAAATTGAACAATGTAGACAAAAGGTTTGATAAATTCAATTTTAAGGAGAAATATATAAATGTATATATCAATGATACGAAAAAATATAAGATTTATGTTGATGACATAAAGAAAAAGAATGGATTTATTCAAATTGAAGGATATGACAAGATTAAAAACCTTAATGAAAAATTTAAGGGTTGCACATTTCCAATTTCAATTTATAGCCTTGTTATATTATGTTTAAAGCAATGCGGGTTGACTATGGGCAACACAATACCCCCAAATTTTGGCTTGGTATTGCATGAAAATGTAAGCTTGACGGGTTTAACTTGTAGGGAAGTAATAAGCTATTGTTTGGAATTATGTGGTGGTATTGGTTTATTGGATGAAGATGAGAAGTTTACAATAAAATGGTTTGATACAAGCGAAACCAAGACACTCGATACGAATACATTTATAAGCTACTCATCAGATGAAGATGATATAACCTTTAATAATATAAGATATATAAGGAATGGAAGAACATACAACTCCAATCAAGGGGATATAATAAACTCATTATATTTAACTAGTGATAATCCTTTATTGGTGGGTAGTTCATCGGATAAAATTCAAGAAGTAATTGAGAATCTTCAAGAGAAAAGCTTGACATATTTTCCATGTTCAATTCAATTATCATCAATTGAAAAATATAGCTTGGGGGATTGTGTGAAGTTTGTAGACGAGGATGGGAATGAAAAACTTGCATTGGTTTGTAACATTACCATTAAAAACCTTACTTCTGTAACCATTAATAGCTTAAGCATTGATTTGACTACAAGCGAAGGCGATGATGATGATGACACTACCACAACAATGAGCCAAAATGATGAATTATATTTTTATAAAAATAATGTGGCTCGCATTGATTATGTTGAATGTGCGGACAATGCAGAAATTGAATACATTTTGAATGTAAACATAGAGGATGCCTTTGATGATGTGCGTGTCATGGTAAATAATGCATTATATAAGTCTTATAGTGTATATAATGGGAATAATACAATAACCCTTATGTTAAAGGGTGACATCATTGAAACAACCACCACAATAGACATAGAGACCGACAACACTCTTCAAGACATTGAAGCCAATACATTATATAGATATTGCCAAATTATTGATTATAGTGAAGATGATGACTTTATCTATGTCGAAGAGGAAGAGATTGACGAACCTGACAATATTAGTGAGACATATCAACATACAAATATAGAATTTGGAACAGGAATACAAGGTTGGTATTATTGTCATTTTACAGTAGGTGTGCTTGATGATAATTATAAAGTAATTGGGACTAATGATGTAAGTCAATTGGGTATAAAAAGTTATTATACTAATAATACATATGAATGTAATGATGATTTTAACTTCCCAGAACTTTATACCAAAGAACGCATTGATTTGTATAATGATATGTGTAATAGTACATTTTATGTGAAATTAACTTTTGATTATACAAAATTATATTATGAGGATGATAGTGATAAAGTCATCAAAGAAGAAGATATTACAGGAGATTTACCAGATGGCACATTCTTTGTATACAAGAAAAAGATGAGTGGAGAATCAAATTATAAATGGTTTAAATCATCAACAGGCATTGTAAAGGTTGACAAAGGAACAAGCCTTATTGTATATAGTTTAACCCAAAATAATAGAAGTATTAGAACATCTAATGAAATAATGTATGTTACGGCAACACAAGACGAATTCGAATTAATGTGTAATGCTGTCTTCACTGAGAATGCTACTATTGAAACAACATTAGTAACTCTAGATGAATATAATGGGGTTAAAGATGTTAAATTTATTGGATTTGGATTAAAATCCAATAGCGAAGATTTAAAATATCCTTGGTATGTTAATTATATTGAAAATTATGATGATATACAACATAAAGGTCTATCATATGGTCAATATGGTAAAACAATAAGTTATAAATTTTATTATTCTTCCACTAAAGATAGTGCTTATCCTTGTCTATTCTATAGAAGGTATGCAGATGAAGGTTATGAGATAATTAAAACAATAGAAGCAACATAAACAACCAAGGGGCTAACAATAGCCCCTTTTATTATAACAAAAGATAATCATCATGGAGGTGTTAGAGATGATTGAAATACTAAAAAACAACATATTAACTGAACAAACAAAGGTACTTTTTATTATTGTCATTATTATTCTTGGGCTTGAAATATTGAGTGGTGTACTCAAAGGAATAAAAAACAAGAATTTGGATTCAACCAAGTTTAGAGAAGGATTGCTTAGTAAAAGTGGTTATTTTCTTCAAATTGTCTTATGTCTATTGGTGTCCATGTTTGTAAACCTACCTTATTTGTTATATATGGATTTAATTTGGATATCATGTTCCGAGGGTGTTAGTGTTCTCGAAAATTTGAACGAGGTTGGCGTTCCTTGTCCTTCTTTCGTTAAAGATGTATTAGAAAAGACAAAGAAAACAACAGAAGACACCATGGAATCTAAAATAAATAACGAAGATACGAAGGGGGAAGAGTAATGGCAACAACAACACAAATAACAAACTTTTTTAATACAATTGGACCAATTGCTGTTAAAGTTTGCAAGGAAAGAGGCTATGGAAATGCCCAAGCATGGACTTGTATATGTCAAGCAGCTTGCGAGTCAAATTATGGAACAAGCACATTGATGAAGAATGCCAATGCATATTTTGGCATTAAAGCAAGTGCGTCATGGGTTAAAGCCGCTAAGTATGGCGGTCTTGTTTACAATGCAGGAACTAAGGAATGTTATGATGGCAAGACATACACAAATATAACAGCTTGCTTTAGAGCATACAACTCCATGGAAGATAGTGTAAATGATTATTTTGATTTAATGGAAACATCAAGATATAAGAAGAGTTTAACAACCTCGACAGTCAACGAATGCATCACAATTATCAAGAATAGTGGTTATGCAACCTCACCAACTTACATAAATACTATAAACACAATTTATAAGAATTATAAGACAAAAATCGAGGCTTTTAGTGTAAAAACCACAACAACAATTCAAACAACAGTCTCAAATACTTCAAGCACAACTCAAACAACATCCTCAACCACCACAACAACAAAGAAAAGCAACGAAGAAGTTGCCAAGGAAGTTGTCAAAGGTTTATGGGGCAATGGCACAACAAGAAAAGCAAAACTTGAAGCTGCTGGGTATGACTATGCAACAATTCAAAAGCTAGTAAATAAATTGTTGAAATAAAAATATTTTACAAAAACAAGATTTTCGTTAAATTTATTCAAAAAAGTGGAATATTTTTGAAATTAATGCTTATAATATAATATAAGACAAATGAAAAAACTTTTCATTTATTAAAAAATTCTTTTCTTTATTATAAAAAATACCATTTAGAAGAGAAGGTTTACAATTAGTAAGCCTTCTCTTTTTTTTCTAAAAAAAATTAAACATTGTTCAATTTTAATGAATATTAATAAAAGATATTTATAAAATATATTAAACAACAAAAATATAAATATTTTAAGTTTTTGCTGTTTTGAATAAGAAAAAAGAAAAGGAGAAGATTTAAATGAAAATAAAAGATTACAAACAAAATGAATTAAACTTTAATGAGTGCATCGCACATTGCAGCATAAAACCTTATGAGGATTATAACACACATGAAAAATTTGACAATTTTGACTCCTATAAGTTGGATTTGTTAAGAAAAAAATATTGTTTAATATGCCAAGACCCTAATAGAAGGAATAAATTCTTTAATGGGTTGGATGATTGGGAAAAATCATTTTTTAAATATGCTGAACTTGGTGACGACATTATTGAAAAAAATAAAAATAGACTTGGTTTCTTTAATGATAGAGGTTTTGAGTACAATGGGGAACAATATCAAGATGATATTTTAAGCCTTTATATGGTTTCATTGTCAAAAGTATTGGAAGAAGATACAACCCTCTATTTTTTAAATAGGGAAACCAATTTAAACACATTTGGCAAGCTTGTAGCCAACCCTTATGCAAGTAGGGTAGACTCTTCAAGTCCTATTACAAGCGACCCTGATTTCCTTCTTGTATTGAATAGAAGCTACAACAACAAAGTAATTCCAATTGAACAAAAATGCGTCTACTGCGATAGTTGGAAGATTAAAATTAGGGAAAACCAATATGAACAATTTTCAAACCTTGAGCATGTGTTTATTTTAATTAAAAAAGAAAATGCCCAAGTTAATGATGGAATTAGTACATATTACGACAAATATATCATGTTTGACTTCAATGATATAAAAGACCATATGAAAGTACAGCATGAACTCAATGGAAGGCTCTCATATGTTTTATATTTTAATGATATAGAGAAATACAACAATAATGAGGAAAATACTACCAAAATCCTTCCAATCTTTGAAATTGAAGACAAATTTGACAAACATAATAATATGCCTATTTCAATCAATATGCAAAAACATATTTTTGAAAAAAACAATAAAAATAATTGAAATACTTCAATTTTAATGAATATAAAGCAAAAATATTTGTATAATATAACAAACCCATAAAAGGGATGGGTTTATGAACAAAAATCTTGTTTTTGTAACAAAAATAAAAAAATATAAAAGGAGAAAAGAGTAATGAAAAGAGAGATTGAAATTTTATTAAGTCAAAAGGATTACCTTGAAGACAAAATTGACGACTATGAGGAATATGTGGAAGATTATAAAAGAATTATAAGACTATTTGAGGACCTTGGAGACAGACAGGAAGAAATTAAGAGCTTCAAGCAAGCAATCCAAAGCCTTGAGGATAAAATTGACGAAATGGAAAAAGATTTATGCAAAGTAAACCATGAATTAATTGATAAATTAGCCAATCAAATAGAAGATGAATTTAATAGCCAACCACGAAAAAAAGAAGAAGAAGAAAAAGAAGACAAAAATGAATATATGAAAGAATATAAGAGAGTTTTAACATTCTTTATGAAGCTCACAGGAGGAAAAAAGAAATGAATGAACACGAAAAATTATATAAAGAAACTTGTTTGTATAATATGGGAAAGAGCTTGGATGAAGCCAAGCCAATCCCATTAACTTATTTAAGAATAAAAGATTATGAAAATTACAAATTTATTCCACTTGCATATGGATTTACTGAATTTGATGTTAAAGTTCCACATAAATGTGATTATATGTTTTTATTGCGTGGAATGAATGGAATGGGGTTTGATACTATGAACGAAATTAATAACAAAGTAAAAAACTCCAAAAGCGAAGGGTATGCATCTGCCAAGACATACATATATAAATATTTAAAGCATGATAATAGACAAAACATGGAAATGAATGTATATGGTTATAAATTTGTTTACACAACAAAGAACCCAATGTTTGAAATTTTTCAAGAAGTTTGGGAAAACATTGACAGCAGAGAATACTCAATGCATGGAAAATATAAAGAAATTTATTTTAAACTTAGACCAATCAAGGAAATTGTTACCCTCAAAAAATATGACAATCGCATTGAGGTTTTTATTGGATAAATAAAAAACAAGACTATCTTTAATTAGATAGCCTTGTTTCTTTTGTGAAAAGAAATAATAAAAATATTTTAAAAAGGAGTTCATATATACTTTATGTGCTTGTTTGCGTATCAAATAAAAAGAATTTTACCAAATATATTAGATTTATCAATCCAACCAACATAACGAGAATCATAAGAGTCTTCTTTATTGTCCCCTTCAAGCCAAACCTTGTCTTCTGTCACTTGTGTAACCCTCTTTATCACATATTCACCATTAAAACATATTAATGGCTTTATAACAACAATATCCCCGCATTCAATCTTATTAATATTATATAAAGTATTACATATAAGGAGTTGATGATTTTCGATGGTAGGACTCATCGAGTTCCCCTGCACGTAACAGGGTCTAAAGGCAAAAAGTAAAAACGAAGAAACAAATATGAGTATTATTAGTTTTAAAAAAGAAAGTTTAATTTTCATAAAATATCAACTCCTTATTCTTGCCTCTATTATACTAAATATTTATATGTTTGTCAATAGTTTTTTTGAAAAAAATTTAAATATTTTTAAAAATAGTGCGATTTTAATGAATATTAATAAAACAAATATATATAATATAATATAAGAAAAAAGAAAGGAGTTCAAAATTATGAACATTAAGCAAAAGGCAAAAAAAATTTTATTGGTGTTAGTTTTTATGATTGTATTTGTGGCAGGGGGCTTGTTCTTAACCCAAATACATGCAGGCGAAGATGCCAGCAAGTGGCAACCCATCCAAACATATGAAAATGTTACAAATTTGGATGAATTATAAGAAAGGAGAATATCATTATGAGTAAGATGGTACAAAAAATTTTAGTTTTTATTATTGTTTTTGCTTTAACAACAACAATAGGCATGAAATTAATGCAGGTTACAGCAGGTGAGGATAACAATACCACCTACACAATTACACAAGAAAAATAAAGAATAAAACTTTTAAAAATTGATTCGAATGAGTTTTTAAGCACAAAAAAATATAATTTTGTGAACAAAAAGGCTTCATCCTTATGGGGTGAAGTTCTTTTTTTTGCTAAAAGTCTTTTTTATTTCTTATATACACGCAAATCTTGTTTGTGTTTGTGTTTTATTTGATATTTATTTTTTTATTAACGCAAACACATAAAACTAGATTTATGTGCTTGTTTGTGTGGATGTTTCTCCTTCAATTTTTTAAAGCCCTTCTTCTTCTCCTATATATTGCGTTTTATTTAATACATGTAAAAATGAAAACTTTTTTACACTAAAATCCGCAAAAGTCCGCAAAAAGCTTGTTTTTGCTTGTTTTTGTGAAAATATTTTTGCATAATTCAATTTTAATGAATATAAACCTTAAATATTTATATAATATATTAACCTCAGCAAAAAGCTTGTTTTTGCACAAAAAATGGGGCAAAGAGAAGAAAAAAAGGAGAAAAAGAACAATGAAAACAATAACAGACAGCATTAAAATTTTAAATATTAAATCTAGTTATTTGGGATTTGATAAACCTTATGAAATAAATAATAATAATAAAAAAAGATTAAGTGATGGTTCAATTCCATATAGTCTTTTGACTTTGAACATCCAAGAAAATAACCTTATTAAATTCAAATGGGACAAGCTTACAAATTCATATTTTTGCGATAAGTTTGTAAATGTAAACTTCAATTGTTGCCAAAAAGAAAAGAAAGATGATAAAGAATTATATTTTGTTGAAGGTAACAAGGTAATAAAGAAAAAGGGAACATATAAAGTATTAAAGACAAGTGAGGAGTTGCGTACCCAATTATATGAAAATGGTTTTGATTTGATGATTGATGGAGAAATCAAACATTATGTATATTTGGAGAGAACTGCGGCAAAGTCAAGAACAGGAAACGCCATTTTTGTTCAAGAAGATTTATTCAATGCTTTAAGCAATTACATGAATATGGGCTTGAATTTCTCACAATGTGGAGCAATTGACATCCCATCCTTGGAAGTATATAGAAGCCTTGTTTGTTCCTCTATTGTTGACTATATAGATATAGATAAAAATAGAATTTGCATTGTGGATGATGATTTTATTGAATATGAAAGTGTTTGCAGTGTGACAAGCTATGATGGGCAAATCCATCAAGAAGATAAATTATACACTGTAAAAAATTGCATATGGGATGGGGAAGCCCTTATCGATGAAAGTTTAACAACACATAACATGGTTCTATTAAGAAATAACTTTTTTAAAAGTTGTTGTATTTCCACCAATATCCAAGGATTTAAACAAAAATATAATATTGAGTATTTTATTGATAAATGGGGCAACAAAATCAAAGACCCTTTAATAATAACAACACCTTCATCCCTTAAATTCTTTAAATTTTCCAAGCATTTCTTTAATAATGATGAAGAATGTTGGGAATATTGGAAGAATAACTCAGGGAAGCATTTTGGTATTGTAAAATATAACAAACCAAATAAATTTGGTTTATATGGTAGGATGTCCTACCAAGTTATTAATTCTTTACCTGGCACATATAGCGATATTTTGGAGCTTATGGGGGATGAGCTTCAATATATTAGGAATTTAAGAAGTGATGACGAGTCATTTTTTCAACTCCATATTAATAATAATGTCCAATCATTTACAGATAATTTTATAAATACAATGTCAAACATTAACCAAGATTTTTATAAAACGAAGCTTTATAGGAACTATAAAAATGACACAATAAACACATATATAAAAGATTTAAAATGTAGCCATATAAAAATTAAAAATCTTGACTATTATACAGTGTTTAGCCTCCCTCAATTATTATTGAAGAAGGCAGGGGGTGTTAAATATAAATGGGAATTAGAGGGGAATATTGGTTGGTGTCCACATTTCCAAGATAATGAACTATTTTGTTGGAGAAACCCACACATTTCAACATCAAATTTATGTACATTTAAAAATTATTTATTTGATGATGATTTACAATTTTTCAACATTGAACAAGGCAATATAGTCATTATAAATACAAAGAATAATATGATGAATATATGCGGGGGCATGGATTTCGATAGCGACACCATTGGAATAACAAACAACAAGAAACTTATCGAATTAAGCAAGAAAAATACCCAATTCAAAGTCCCAGTCCTTGATATTGAACCCACAAAGATAAATTTGGATTATAATTTGAAAAATATTGCGATATGTGACAATACAATTTCCCAACAAAGAATTGGCGAAATTGTTAATTTGTCAGCTTTATTGTTAAGTTACTATTATGACATCTATGCAAGTGATAAGGATGACCCTAGACTTAAAAAATTGAGCGACATGATTAACCTTCTTTCTAATTCCTCCATGATGGAAATAGATAGCTCCAAGAGGTTATATCCTGAAAAAGTAAGAAGCAAGTCTATTATTCAATATGTTCGAAATGAATGCGAGGATATTCTTGAAAAGCAAGTGATTGATATAAAAAAGAACCAAGTAGATAAAGATATTTATACACAATATGAAGAAACAAAAGATAAGTCTTTGATAACAAAACAAAAAGAAACATACATCAAACCTTTATTTTTTAAATATTCCCAACCAGACTACAAAAATCAATATTCCTTTAGGTATTTCAATTGTTGCTCTGACTACATTGTTGATATATTGAGCAATACCAAGACAAAAACAAGAGGTTGCAAGGCTATACCTATCGAAGATTTATTGGAGAAAAATAAAGAATTTGAGCATAGTAATCGCAACCAAATCCAAACAATTATTGAAAAATTTAAAGCCTATAAAAATGATTTTAATTCAATCCAATTCAATAATAATTATGATGAATTAGAAAAAATCATTGAGAAGGAAAAACTTCAAAAGAAATTATTGGAAAGTATTGAAAAAATGAAGATGTCAAGTGACACAATCTATTGCATTTTATGCAGAATGTTTTATGAAGATAAAGAGAAATTCACACAAAACAAAAACAAAGAAAAGACAACCCAAAACCTTGAATTTTTGAGAGGAAACAAGATTTTGATATTAAGCACCATTTGCAAGACACACAAGAAGGAATATATTGAATGTTTTAAATATTTGGAAGGCGAACCAATTAAATCCCTTCAATTGGATGAAAATGGCAATATAATCATTTGGGGAAAGACCTATTCAAAAATTTAACACTTGCACAACCTCAAAGCCCTATTTATAAGGGTTTTGGGGATTTTTTTAATATGGTATATGAAGAGAGAACAATACAACACTCTTTTAAAAATAAAGGTTTCATTGATGTGAACCTTTTACATATTTAAGACAATTAGCAGGTAAAAGTGTACAAAAACAAGATTTTCGTTCATATAATATAGTTTGCACATTAATAAGCACTTTTAAAGTGTTTAATCTCCTTTCTTTTTAAAATATAAAATATAAAATATAACTTCTCCTTTTTTTTAAAAAGTACACTTTTGGGGCTACATTCTTTTTTTTGAAGGGTGTAGCCTTTTTTTTAAATTCTTGCAATAAAAACAAGAAATTAGACCAATTTTATGAATATAAAATATAAATATTTATATAATTATATTAAGAAAAGAAGAGAATTTGCGTTCACACAAACAAGCACAAAAACAAGCTTTTTGTGTATGCGTTCACACAAACAAGATTTGCGTGTATAGGAGATGAAAAGAAATGTGCGAAAATTATATAAAAAAAGAGTCTTATATTCCAATATATGATGACTTGGATAAGAATATCAAGGCATCATGGAATTTTATAAAAATGACCCATGATATCCATTCTAATGAGGTCTGCTGCATTCGTGGCTTGGCAACAAAAACAAACGAATTTGACAAATATTGTTTTAATAAAGAATTTGTAATTTGGTCTTTCAATAATGAGGATTTTGAGAAATATAAAAAATTTATAAGTGGGCTTATCAATTCAAAAAGAACTTATAATATTTTTTATAATACTTTTAAAATTTCCCCTGCCAAGGTAAGAGAATGGAACGAGGAACATGAGAAAAATGGCTTTTTTGGCAAAGGTTGCAATGTTACAGCTACAAACATGGTTGTCCTTGACTTTGATGGCATGGACTTCGACCAATATCAAGACCTTAAGCAATTCTTATTGGATAGAGGTTTAAAAGGAACAATTGATATAATGTCAGGACATGGATACCATATTGTTTTTAGAATTGAAGATTGTAGCGATAAATTAATATTATTTAAATTTATTAAGATTTTCCAAGAATTGGGCTTTAATAGTGATATAACATGCCAAGACCCTGGAAGAGTGTTTAGACTTCCTTACTTTTATAATATTAAACCAAAATACGAATTTGCTACATTGTGCGAAATTGTAAATAAAGACGAAGATTCAAAGGTTTACAAAGTTGAAGAAATCTTTGAAAAATTGGGATATGATTACAATACTTTTAATCTTGATAAATATTATGAAGATAAAAAGAAAGAAAGAACAAAGAAAGAAAAACAACCAAAACAAAAAACAAAGAACGAGACGCAAGTGGTTAATTTTGATATGGATTTTGACCTTGATGATATATATACCGAATTGAATTTTGACGAAATCCCTTTAGGTATCCAAAATATGCTAAAAGGTTTCGTGGAAGGATATTCAAATATCCAAGTCTATTGCCTTACTATGTTCTTCAAACAAAAAGGCTTGGACTTGGATGATATTATTTCCATTATTAAAAAATGCGAAAATATTAATAATAATGATTGGAATAATTGGGACACAGAACAAGAAATAATTAGATTTTATAATAATTATAACTATTTAAATAAATATATTTATAAGGAATTGGAAACCATTTTTGGAAGCTTTTCCTTCAATATTGAAGATACTTATATTATACCAGTTGGTTATGATGCAAAAGATACACAATTATATATATATTTATTGTGTCATGGAAATCAAAGAAAAAAAGACATTCTTGAAGGTTTACATATATCAAACAATAAACTTGATAGAATAATGGAAACAAGCAAGTTATGTCTTGTTAATAATCATGTTTATTCAATATCCAATCACGAATTCGGGAAATATATTAGAGTTAATTGCGAACTTCTTCACATCCTCTCAACTCTTAACCATAATCAATTGGCTTGCTATGTTTATATTAGGTTTCGTTGTGGTATCTCTAGAAATATCCAAACTAGTATAGAAAGCTTTAAAAATGTGATTGGTTTATCAGAAAAAACCATTACTAATTCTTTAAAAGAATTGGAAGAGTTGAATTTAATTAATATTAAAAGATTTAAACCCATTATTAAAGATGGGGAGTTTTGTGAAAAAGAGAGTAATATCTATAGTTTAAAGGAGAAAAAAGAACATGGAAATAAAGAAAATTAATATAAATGATTTAAATTATGCAAAGTATAACCCAAGAAAAGACCTTCAACCAGATGATGAGGAATTTCAACATATTAAAAACTCTATTCAAAATTTTGGATATATTGAACCTATTATTGTCAATCAAAGAAATTTGACCATTGTAGGGGGACACCAACGCACCAAAGTCCTTAAAGATTTGGGCTTTGATTTAGTAGATTGCGTTTTAGTTGACCTTGATGAACAACAAGAAAAGGCCGCAAACATTGCCTTGAATTCTGCTTCAGGCAAGTGGGACCTCGATAAATTAAAAGATTTACTTAATGATATTGACGAATTCGATATGAATGATTTTGGAGACTTCACAAGATTACAAGACGAATTGGATGAGCTTGAAATTCCCAACCCATACGAAGACGAAGAAGGAGAAGGAGATAAAACAACCAATAAATATATTAAAATAGATAAATATGAAATCCCTTTAACTACTGATGAATATGATGACATTTTGGAGAAAATTAAAGCCTATCTTGATGATAATGGCGTTTTATTTGGCTTTTATAGTCATTTATTAAAAGGGGGTAATTAAATGAATTTTATTGAAGATTATCCCCTTGCAAATGTAAAACCAGCAAGTTACAACCCCCGCAAATTGAGTGAGGAATGTTTTGAAGATTTAAAGCATAGCATTGAGTGCTTTGGAATGTGTAAACCAATCATTATAAACAAAAATGGCACTATTGTCGCAGGACATCAAAGAGCCACAACTTTGAAGGCTTTGGGCTTTGATAAAGCCCCCTGCCTTATATTAGATAAAAATATGAAAATTGATGAAGAAATAAGATTTAATCTTATGCATAACTCCATCGAAAATGAGACAAGTATAACCAAAATTAATGGGGTTGATTTATGTGAAGGCTATCAAGTAATTCAACCAAATTCCATTGAAATCATCCAAAAAGGGGAATCTAATCGAATATATGAAGAATGTAACCTTTTAACTAAATATGGCGATTTTGGCTGCTGCATTGTGGATAAATTGGGGAATACTCTCCACAATTCTGACTATATGTTTTGTTGCAAGCTTTTAAATAAAAATGTCTTGGTTTATTGTCTAAATAGTTCCCATATAAACGAATTTAAACAATATATAAACAAAAATTATGGAGAATATTATTATGATGATTTGAATATAAAAAGCTATTCCCAAACACATTGTCAAATGTCTAGGGGTATTCATATGCATTCAAGACTATATGAAGAATATGTCATCCCTAATATTGACAAAAATAAACGCATTCTCGATTTTGGAGCTGGTAAATGTTTTTATGTAGATAAATTGAAAAAAGAAGGGTTCAATACTCACAAGTATGAGCCTTTTTTTAATGGGGATAATTCCCACACAATTAACATCAAAGAAGTTAAAAATATGATTTATGACCTTCAAGAAGATGTTAAACATAATGGTTTATATGATGTTGTTATTTTGGATAGTGTATTGAACTCCGTTATTAATGATGATTTTGAAGATAAAGTCTTGACCACTTGCAACGCATTATGTAAGCAAGAGGGAGTCTTTTATGTAAGTACGAGATGGATTGAAGGCATTAATGCTTCATATAACAAAGTAGCCAAGCATAGAAGACAATTGGAATTTTTGGACAAAAATAACTACTCTGGGACATTTCAAAGAGGTACATGGACATTACAACACTTCCACACAATTGAGAGCTTTCGTGCGTTACTTTTGAAGTATTTTGAAGATGTGGAAGTATATACTTCCCAAAATAATAAAATGCAATTATTTGCAATTTGTTCCAAGCCAATTGCTTTGACTTATGAAAAATATAAAGAAAGCCTTGATGTTGAATTTAACATGGAATATCCAAATAATACATTTTTAAATATTCATTCAAAATTGGTGGAAAATATCATAGAAAGGAGGAATGACCATGGCACAACATAGACAAAATTCATGGAAATTGGTAAAAGAAAACATTGACAATGGAAATATTAGGGAATGGATTAAAACAATGACAGAAGAACAAGTGGCGTTGACATGTGGCGTATCCTATTCCTCTTTCCAAAAATATAAAACTAAATTCCCAGAACTTCAAGAGGAAATCGACAAAGGCAAAAAAGACCTTTGTGGCGAGCTTAAAAGCAAACTTATTGAAAAGGCTACAGGCACTTATTATGAAGAAGTTAAAACTTTTATTAAAGACGAAAATGGGAAAAAAGTTAAAGAAATTACTAAAATAAAAAAATACCTTCCACCAGATATCGGGGCTATCCATTTGCTATTGAAAAATAATGACGAGTCTTGGCATCAAGATGACCAAGTAGTGCTTAAAATGAAACAAGAAGAACTAGAACTTAAGAAAGAAATTAATAAGAAAAATGAGCAAATTGTTCAACTTACTTCAAGTTTGAATGATTTGTTGAATTACGTGGGAAGTGATAACATTGAGTAATTTGGTTCTTAGTCAAAAATATCTGGACTTCCTCGCTAATGACGCAATCCTTGAAGTTATGGAAGGCACTATGGCAAGTGGTAAAACTACCACAGGTAAATTGAAATTTGGCTTGAAAGTCATGAAATCACCTTATAAAATCCATTTTATTGGTGGCAAGGATATTGGTACTATCGAGAGGAATATCATCAAAAGCGAGTATGGTATGCTTGATATGTTTGGGGAGTGTATTAAGTACCATTCAAAAGGCTCTGGGGCTTTCTCTATCCCTCACCTCGTTATGCATTCACCTCTCGGCGATAAATATATCTTCTTATTTGGTTATTCAAATAAAGACTCTTATAACAAGTTGAGAGGTGGGCGTTATGGTTGTGGCTTTATTGATGAATGTAATAAAGCAGATATGCAATTCATTATCGAAGGCATTGGAAGATGCGATGACTATACATTAATGACTTTAAACCCAGATGACCCACATAAAACTATTTATAAACAATATATTAATAAATGTAGAAGTACCAAAAAATGGGAATATGATACCCCAAAGGAAATCCTTGACGAATTGGTTGAACCTTTTAACCCTGGCTGGGTGCATTGGTTCTTTAGGTTTGAAGATAATTTGAGCTTGACACCCTCACAAATCAATAAGATGAAGACTAGTATCGCACCAGGTACCCAACAATATAACAACCTTATTAGGGGAATTAGGTGCAAGGCTTCGGGTCTCGTTTATCCTCAATTTAATAACAAATTAATTAAATCCCTTGATGATATTTTAGAAGTAAGAGAAGGCAAGCCTTTTTATAAAGTTAAATTTATACAATTCTCTTCTGGTCTCGATACTTCTTACTCTTCAAACTCTCCCGATACTGTCGCCATGTCTTTCCTTGGAATTGATAATAATAGAAAATTATGGATTCTTGATGAAAATGTCTTGAATAACAAAGATAAAGACATCCCCTTTGCCCCTAGTGATATCGCTAGAGATTATGTCGCTTTCTTGGATAAAAATAAAAATAAATGGGGTATATTCAAAAATACCTTTGTTGATTGTGCGGACCAAGCAACCATCCAAGAGCTTAAGAAGTTTATGAGGAATGAAAATAGGGTTGGCGATTATATTTTTAATAATTCTTATAAAAAAATTAAAATTATTGATAGAATTAACTTTAGTGGCGGTTTGATGCAAACGGGATATTATTATGTCCTTGACCATTGCCATGAACATATTAGAGAGCTTGAAAACTATTCTTGGGATGAAAACAAAATAAACACCCCATGCGATTATGATAACCATACAATTGACAGTGTTAGCTATGGATATATACCATATATGGCAAAAATTGGAATAAACTAATTAAAATGAAAGGAGTAAAAAATTATGGGAATTATAAACACAATTAAAAAGACAATTAGAAGATTCTTAAACATTGAAGAGGTTAGTAATGTCTACAATGTTGATAATGTATACACGAACTTTGACGAACAAACAACAATTAAAAAGAATAAAATTTACTATAGGAATAACCCATATGAGTTACAAGATTATTGGCACAAAGTTACCTGTAATTCAAATTGGTTTTGGCATAAAGTCCCTTATAATGATGATATTACACAAAACGCAAATGATTTAAAAGTCAACATGGTCAACCTCCCTGCTGATATTTTGACAAAAATGACAAATGAAATCAATGTGGATAATGTGGATAATTGGGAGGATATTAAGAAGAATATTGATTTTAAAAGATTGGTAAATGAAGGAACAAAGAAGTCCCTTGTAACAAAGAAATGTGCCTTTAAAATTGTTGCAGATTCATCATTTTCCAATACTCCCCTTGTTGAATGTGTAGATGCAGAATTCTTCACAGAAGCAAAGAAATATGGCAAAACCATAGAATATACATTTTATACAAAGTTCGACAAAGAAGATAGGGTATATATCCTTAATGAAATCTATGGATATGGATATATAAAATATATTTTAAAGGATGAAGAAGATAGGGAGCTTCCAATTGATACAATTGAAGAGACTAGAGACCTTAAAGACATTTATTTTGATAATAGACTCATACTTGCCACAACTTATTCAAGTCTTGGATATAACCTTTATGGTGATGCTGTTTCAATCTATGATGGTAAAGACTCAAGCCTCATGCTTTTGGATGAGATTTGCTCAATGGAAAACCAAGAAATTAGAAATGGTAGGGCTACAATTTATCACCCAATTAGTGAGATGGAATTAAATGAAAATGGAAGAAAGAGACACCCTTCAAGCTTTGAAAATCATAGAATAAGCTATTTGGAAGATATGGGAGAAAATTCAAAGAATGAAATTACAAACATCCAACCAAATATAAGAAGTAATGATTTGATAACCATGAAGAATGATGTTATTAATGATGTTTTACAAGGTAGGTTTTCACCTTCTACATTTGGAATTGATGTGAAGAAGATGGACAACGCAGAAAGCCAAAGAGAGAAAGAAAAGACATCTCAATATACATTTGGAATTATGTCAGACCAATTGCAAGTGGCGTTGCATGACTTGATTTTTAAATTAGTTAATTGCTATTATATGCTCTTCTTGAATGGCAGTTATGTCGATAATGTCGAAATTGATGTCAATATTAGCGAATATAATAGCCCTTCTTTCTCAGATAAAATTGAAACTATTTTGCCACTTTATCAAAATAAAGTCCTCGCACGTAAAGACATTCTTGACGAGTTGTTTGGCGATAATAAGACACCTAACGACAAAGATGATATGCTTAAAAGAGCAAATGAGGAATTCGGAGGTGAAGTAAATGAGGAACATATCATTTAATGTTTTATCCAATTCTATCGAAAGCGACGACAATGGTAGCAATGAAAAAATTGTCATCTCTTTTATTGGTATTTCCTTGAACTCTACTATTGTGAAATTAAATAGAGGTGCTTATATCGAAAATATTTTATTGGATGACTCATCTTTAACAATTAATGACAAAATCAATATTGCCCCTTATTTCTATGTTAATGGTGTCAAAATTTTAACAGACAAAAATTACACCTATACAACCAAGGATGGTTCTAGTGGTGGGGGTGGCGATACCATTAATAATGTTTATGTTGATAATGAAGATGTAGAAAATCAATTGGGAGTAGTTGAGGAAAAGCTTGATACCATGGATGAAAAGCTTGACACAATTGAGGAAACAGATACAACAATCAAAAGCATGGTACAAAGCTCAATTTCAAGCAATCAAGGAATGTTCGACCAATTAGTTACATATGTAAACAAAACCCCTGATATATACACAAACACCCAAAATGTACCAACAATATATAAGCAAGTTAATGATGTCAATACAGAAGGAACTCTCGCTAATTCCGCTTATTGGGGCTTGATTCGTACCTTGGAAGTTAGAACGCAAGTGCAAGACACCACAACAGATGGCACTCTCGCCAACATGGTTAAGCAAATCTTGAACATTGTCAAAAATTGGAATTGGCAAGTGGAAGATTGTTCCCAAATGTTCTATAATTCTCCAGGCTTACAATTAAATTATGAAAACATGAAAATTCACATCACAAATCCAACCAATACTTATGCCATGTTTGCAGGTTTCTCTTATGATATTGGTGATATGTGTTACATGGATATTTCTAACAATACCAGTATGCAAAATATGTTTTCTGGAGTAACTAATGCAAATTATATTGATATATCATCATGGACAAGTTGGGAAAAGGTGACTACCGCTTCAAGAATGTTTTATAATTGTAAAACTAATTTAATTCTACCATCTAAGATAAATGCCCCATTACTAACATCTATCGACTATATGTTTTATCAATTAAATGCCCAATATATTTGTAGCGATGATATTGATATTAATGGTAATGGTATAATATTTGCGAAGCCTTTTAACTTTTCCAATCTATATGCTCCAAATTTATCTGCTGCAAATAATATGTTCCAGAATGCACAAATATATAATTATTATGATGCTATTACTAAAACTTCTAAAATATATCTTCCTTATGTAATTATGTCCAATGTAGAAGCGGGAGACACTCTTGTTGATTGCACATCTATGTTTTATCCCGCATCATATAGCATTCTTTTATTAAATATATCAAATAATAAAATAAAATGTGGCATTATGAGACATATGTTTAGAGGAGGAGTCTATTTTTTTGATGAAACAACTAAAACATCAAGCTATGTCTTTGATTTTGATAAAATGGGCTTTGATACAAGCCAAGCCACAAACATGAATTATACATTTTATACAAATACATTAGTAACATCAATAAAAGGCTTAAATGTTAGTGCATGTACAGAGATGACTGATATATTTTATAATTGCACCAATTTAACTGAATTGGAACTAAAAGGAAGCTTAAATGTATCCCTTGATTTGTCAACAACAGGACTCTTAAGGGATGGGCTTGTTAATATGATTAATGGAATGGATGCAACTACAATAAGCAATATTACCATTACAATAGGCTCAACCAAGTTGGCACTTTTAAGTGATGATGATATTGCTCTATTTACTACGAAAAATTACACACTTGCATAAGGGGGAATATTATGAAAACAACAAATAAAGCTAATTTTGTCTGTTTAGAGCCAGATAAAGGATATATGCTAAGAAATAAAGATGACAAGGCTATTATTGCTTATAAGGTTCTTATGCCTCTTAATAGTAATGGAGACAATTGGGAAGAAGTTGAAGAAGCCCAAGCCATTCAAGACAAAGAGGAAATTGAAAAAGAAAGACAAGAACAAGAAGCTATGCAAATACAAGAAGAGTAGGGTAAAACCTACTCTTTTTTTTAAAATTTTTTTCAATATCATGCAATTTTAATGAATATAAAATGAAAATATTTGTATAATATATTAACCACAACAAAATAGTGGCAATAATTAAGAATAAAAGAAAGAAAGAAAAGGAGAAAAGAAAAATGAAAAAATATGAAGTATATTATATAATGACATCTTTTAGGGTGTCGATTAAAAGTAATGTGTCTGAAATCTTTGATACATATCAATCCAAAGAAGACATCCTTGAAAATAAACGCAAAGAATTGAATGCAAGCAAGTTCATTAGAATTGGCGAGGAGCTTATAAACACTGATTACATTGTTTGTGTCAATATTAGGGAGGTACAATAATGGAACTTGAACAATTAATGAAAATGTCTAATATTGACCTCCTTATGAATATCTTTAAAGAAATGAAGGACTTCATTACTAATTATAAAGTATATTTTGATGATTTTAATAAGGTCCTTAATTTAAAACATGGAGAAATTCCATACTATAAAGACCATGAAGACTATTTAGAGTCTAAGAAAAGATTTACCAAAGATGGTCTTGAACCTCTTCCTGAAGACTTAAAAATTAATATAACAGATATGTGCAGCTCTTATTTAGAAAGTATGCATTTTGAAATTGATAAATTATTATATGCATCTTATAAAAAAGACATCAAAAAAGAAAGTCTTGAAGAACTTGAAAACACTATAGATGATTTATGTTTTTGGATTGTTGAATGGTTTGGGGAAAAATCCAAGGAAACTAAATTATATAAATTTTTTCATTACTTATATATGAAAACCTTTATAATTTGCGAATTATGTATTTTTATATATCCACCAAGTTCGTCAAAGTTTGGAAAA